AAAAAAACAAGTGCAAGAAACCTTAAAATTATCGCCAACAATAATTCGTCCGCAGTTAATTCCTTTTTTGTTTAAGGAGTTTAGTGGCAACGAAGCGCGTTATAATTCTAAAACAGCCAAAACCATTGTTTTTTTGCCATCATCTTCTATCACTTCCTACTTATACACTCAAATTAATTATAAAAAAACAACACAACGCCAGGATCGTTTTATATTTTGGTTAACCATAGACGAAAAACAAAAACAAAAATATCACGGTCTGGTGTATATAGAAGTTAGCGGTGTGAAAGAAGCGTTGCTTATGGAGGAGTTTAGGGTGCGTGATTTTAACAATTTACTCGAAGACATGTTTAGAGTGTCAATGATATTCTTTGTTGATGGTTGTGTAGATTGTGGCCTATCGGTGCCAAAAGCTATTGAGAAATTTATAGATAAATATGATCTTCTTGAGGTAGGTTTTGATATAGAAGCTTTGCGAGTGCTTTATTTTAGAGAAAAAAAAACGCCAAACCTATTTCGGTTTCAGTCAAAGTCTGCTAATCGAGTTTATAATTATGCCTAAAAATAACATGTTACTATTTTAGAATGAAAGTCATTCTATTTTTGATAAAAAAAATGAGTATTCCAAAATTTATCACAGCCAATTTAATAGCCATTCATAAAGGAACCGTGCTAGCGAAACTAAAATCTAGTTTATTTTTATCGTTAGGGTTTAGCCCAATAGCCTATATTATAGAAACCTTTACCAATTGGTCTATCGTTAATCAAGATTATATTTCGGTGGTGTTGTTGGCGATTGTTATAGATCACATTGTTGGCAGTTATTTGCACGCGTTTGTAAAAAAAGATTTCACTTTTAAGAAAAATTTTCTCGGAGTTGCTTTAAAAATTACGCTGGTGGTTATGGTTGGAATTTTATTTGAAGGATTAAACCACATCACAAAAACAAATACTGCTGTGCAAGAATATTTAGTGCTTGTAACACGAATTACAGTTTTTCTCTATCCTGCAGGTTCGGCATTGATGAATGTTTCTGTAATAACAAACGGGAAGTTTCCGCCGATGGGATGGATCAAGAAAATTCAAAAATTTAACGAGAATTTAGAAATACCAAAAGAAACTAATAATCCAGAAGAATAATGCAACTGACTAAAAATTTTACTCGTCAAGAATTTGACTGCAACGATGGAACAATAGTTCCAGAAAAATATATAACAAATGTTCAAGAAGTCGCAAACAATTTGCAAGTATTGCGCGATCACATTAAAGAAAGTGTTTCTATAACAGGAAGCGGCTACAGAACTGCATCGCATAACAAAAAAGTAGGTGGAGCAAAAAACAGCCAACACCTTACGGCTTCGGCTGCTGATATTAATGCGAAGAATTATACTCCAAAAAAATTAGCTGCAGTAATTGAAAAGTTAATTGCTGAAGGAAAAATGAAACAAGGCGGAATTGGAGTTTACAAAGGGTTTGTTCATTATGATATTCGAGGAACTAAAGCAAGATGGTAAAAATGAGAACTTCTATACTAGCCAAAATAGTACTTTTTTTGTTTGTCACCTTCATGTTATTGTTGTGTTTTTCGTGTGACATCATGAAGACATCACAAAAATCAAAAGGAGAAACAAGCACTGTTGAAAGCAACGAGTTTACTCGCAAAAGAAAAGGCGACACCGTGTCGCTTGTCATCCCGAAATTTAATTATAAAGACACAACAATCTATACGGTAAACCGACAAGGAACGACTTTGCGAACAGTTTATGACAAAACAGGACAAGTGTCCAATGTTGATTGTTTCGCATCTGCAATAGAAGAAATGAGTCGCCAAAACAAACAATTGTTTGAAACCTATAAAGAAAAATCAAAAGAAAAAACCGAAGAGTTTGACAGCAGTTTTATTTTATACATAGTCGCAGGAATAGTGCTAATAGTAATTATTGGTTTTTTCTTTGCCTTCAAATACTTATCCGCAAATTCACAAGCAATCACAACCTTAATTAACAAAATAGATGGAAGAACAACTTCGTAAACTAAAATTAAAAAAAGCATTGTTAGTTGATCAGATGCTGATGTTGTCTTCTATTGGAGATAAATTTTACCTGCAATTAGGTAAAGTTGAAACCGAAATCATATTGCTAGAATTAAAAATAATTCAAGCAGTAGAAAACGATTTAGATTAAAATTGCAAAAAACCCTTAAAAAACATGATACTATAAATAGTTTTCTATTTACGCAACTTCGTAAAAAATTAGAAGTATCATGAAAATCAATCCACTTATTAGCGAATTATCACGCGGACTTTGGGCGATGTCGTTTGAAGGATTGGCTGTTTTTGGTCCAATAGCACACAAAATAATCACTGGCGAAAAGGTAGAACTTCCTGCAGCTGCCACAGAACCAAAAGCATTAGTCAATTATGTTTCTGATTCTGGAACAAAAGTAAGAATTCAAGAAAACGGAAACGTTCCTCCAGGAACAATTGCCGTTGTCGATATGATTGGCGCTATTATCAAATATGGCGATTGGTGCACGTATGGCGCAGACGAAATCGTTGCCGCATTAAAAGCAGCCGATTCTAACCCTAACATCATCGCTACCATATTAAACATCGACGGACCGGGCGGAAGCGTTTCTGCTATTGCGCCGTTTGTAGAATTCGGATTAACAAAAACAAAACCCGTAATCGGATTGTATGATCAATGTTGTTCTGCCCATTTATATGCAGCCGTTTCTTGCACAGATCATCTCATGGCATCCAATAATATTTCTGCAACAATTGGCTCAATTGGCGTGGTATTGTCATGGATGGATAACCGAAAATATTTAGAAAGTTTAGGATATACTTTTCACGAAGTCTATCCAGAAGAAAGTGCTAATAAAAACGAATCGTTTCGTTTGGCGATGGAAGGAAAGTATGACATGATAAAAGCAGAAATGCTGTCGCCAATGGCAATTAACTTTCAAAACGCTGTAAAAGCAAAAAGACCAAACCTTGATTTAAAAGTTCCTGGTATTGTTACCGGTAAAACTTTTGGAGCAGAGCAAGCACTCGAAGCAAATCTTATAGATTCTATAGGTTCGATGCAAAAAGCAATCAAATTGGCAATTATGTTGGCTGAAATTAACTCAGTATATAAAAATTAATTATTAATCAAAACCTATTCACTATGAAATGGAAATTTATGGCAAAAACTGTCGGAATGCTTTTAGCCTTTTTTGGGCTCGAACAATTACCACTTAATGCCGAAGGAACGCAAGTTGCTTTCTCTGATGATCAAGAAGCGCAACTTAAAAAAAGTATGAGTGCCGAAGAAGTTGAAAAACTTAAAAAAGCACTAAACAAAGACATCAGTTTGATGACTGAAAACACGCTTGAATTAAAAGCTATTCAAGACGAAATCGATGCAATGGTTGCAGAACTAGAATTGACTGCAGCAGAACTTGAAACAATCGCTAAAGAAGAAAAAGGCGATAAGCAAACTTTAGCCGCGTTAAAAGCGATTCAGTTGAAGCAAACAGAAATGGGCGCAACGATTCAAAAACTGATTAACGAACCAGTTGGCGACACCGGTGCAATTATTAAAAACAACAATCCAAACATGAAAGTAGTACATTCAGACACGCATTTGTTTGCTTCAAACAAATCGTATGATGCTATCGATAGACCTTGGAATAAAAGCGCACTATTGAGAGCAAACGGAGCGTTACAAGTTTCTGCTACCGATTTTACCGATCAGCCAACAGTTCAAAAATTAAACGACGATTTAGCGTTATTCTATCGCGAAAATCCAACTTCGTTAACATCACTTACACGTGATAGTTATGGTTTGCCATCTTTCTGGACAACAAGAACAAAAGTTGACGATAAAGTAGCTGACGGAAATATTGCTACTGCCGAAATTTCGCAAGCACGAAAATTGCCTTGGTTGCCAAAAAACAAGCAAACAATTCAAGCAGAAGAAGGACAAATTTTCCCAATCAATATCGACATCGAATACGTTGGTTACTTCTTGCAAAAAATTGAAGCTTCGTGGTTAAACATGATGAACAAAGAAGGTTCACAACCTTATAAAGATTCATTCGTTCGTTTCTTAGTTTCTGAAATCGACAAAAAAGCACGTATCGAAGATAGAGTTGCCACGATAAAAGGAATATTTGTAGCAACGCCAGACGATGCTACCGAAGCAGGAAAAGCAATTAACCGTCAAAACGGAATTTTATACTTAGCACAACAAGCTCGTGATGTGACTAAAAAATACCGTCCGTTTGATTTAGGTATGCCTACAACTACAAATATTGTAGATTATGTAGATAACATGGTGAAAAAACTGCCACAAGATGTGAGAGAACAACAAGGATTGGTTTTATACTTATCTGACGAATGGTTGAGAGCTTACAAACGCAGAAGTGAAACTTTGTTTGGATTAAACAATGATTATTCTGGTTATCCTGAAACGCCAAAAGACTATCCGAACGTTAAGTTTGAAAGATTAGTGGATATGGCAGGTTCTAACTTCATGTTCATCACATTTGATGATAACATCGAAATTTTAGAAAACGTTCCGGCAGAAAAATCAATGTACAAATTTGAGTACTTAAAAAGAATGATCTATATCTGGGCTGACTATAAAATGGGTGTTCGATTTTTACATATCGGAAACAAAATTGATGAAGGTGATCCAGACGAATTTAAAGTGCAAACTGTTTGGTCTAACACGGCGCCAATTTTTCCAGAAGATACATTTGTACCGTTTCACGAAAATGGTTCTACAAAATTGAAATTATCTTTCAATAATGTTTATGCTGCAAAAGGAAGAACTTCAACAGTAACCGAAATTGAAAACTTTAGCGACTATAAAGGTCAAGTAGTTAAAATTAAAGGAAACATTGGTTTAGTAGCAACTACAAACGTAGTTCACGACGTAGCAAAATTAAAATTAGCAGGTAATGCAAACTTTGATTTAAAATCAGGTGGAACATTAACCTTATTCGTTACAGAAGATGGTGGCGTTCCTTTTGAATTATCAAGAACAACTGTTCCAGAAACTGCACCAACAGAAGAAGCAACATTTAATGGTGCTACAGTTGATGCTGACTTAGGAACGATATTCAAATCGGCACATACTGCCACAACAGCAATTACTTCTGTAATTAATGGTGTTCAAGGCAAAACAATTTCTATCTACGGAACAAATGCCGTTGGTGTAAATGTAACATTATCTACTGTAGGGAATATTGCAATGGCTTCGGCTGCTGTGTTAGATACCGCTGCTGATTACGTTCAATTGACATTAGTTGATGGAACTTGGAGAGAAACGAAACGTGTAATCGCTTAATTCGCTTTAAGCTAAAAAATATTTATTATGTACGTAAAAGTAAATTTAGCCAGACCAATCGGGATTTCTCCCGGTTCTGGTTCTGGTATGGATAAAGTAATCATTATCGATGCAGATGATGTATTAGTATATCCTCCAAGAGATGCAAACGGAGTAAAACATTTAGGTAGTTTTGTGATGAAGCCAAACGGTTTCTTCCACGAAATGTATACTACCAAATCAAAAGGTTCTGCAGCAGTAGAATCTGATGGTGATGAAGATAGTGTTTCTATCAAGTCGATGTTTGAAACACAGCATCCAGGGAACAAGGCCGAAGTAAAAGAATTTGTTCAAAACTGGTTAGGAAGAAATGTTTACATTCTTCACAAATCATGTGATCAAGATTACTACGAAGTAATTGGAACGCCATGTTCGCCATTACAATTGAAACCATCAAGAACATTGAATAACGATGCTAAATTCTGGATGTTGAAATTTGAAGCGTTTGCAAAATCTAATTTCGTTCCTGGTGATTATTATGGCGAAATTGTAACTACTGCGCCAACGGCTGTTGCTGATGCTACTAGTATCGAAGTTACAGAAGAGAATGGATATCAATATAGATTGCCAGTCACTAATGCAGTTACTGTTTTAGCGATTGATGATGCAGTTTTTGACCTAGTTCATAACGACATTATAACATTTATTGGATCTGGAGGAACAAATCCTTTGGTGATAAATTCGGTTGACACTGGAACTTTAAGATTTATTCAAGAGAAAGGATTTTCTTGGACAGCTTTAAACGGTTCTGTAATTAATTATAGAGTTTATAAAGATGGTGGAGTTTTTTATTTAATTGAATTGTCTCGCGCATAGTTTGATTTTTAGATTGGAGAAAAAAGCCGTTGGATTCATTCAACGGCTTTTTGTATTGTGTCATGTTACTACTTTTCAAAAAGGTAATTACCAAATTTGTACTTTAAGTAATTACTAAAAATAATATTTTATGAAAAGTATAAAAATAATCGTCTTAGGTTTTCTTCAAAATCTATCTGACAACAAGTACGAACAGTTTAACAAAGCATTTGAATTGTATAAGCAACTGCCAAACAAAAGCCATCAATTTGAAGCGCGCTACAATCGTTCTGGCTTTACTGAAGATGGATTAAAGAATTTGCTTTATGATTTAAAAACATTGAATGGCATTACTGATTTAGAACTTCACTCGCCAGTAGATGCAAATGAAATTGAAGTAAAAGAAGAGGAAGTTCTTGATTTTAAAGAATTGAACGATTTTCCCGAAAGTTCAGAAGATGCTAAACTAGCCAATAAATTATTTGACCATATTGAAATGCCCGAAAACGCACCCGAAGGTTATAAAGTAATACCAGGCGAAGAATTAACGCCAATACGCGAAGAGTTTCCTTATTTAAACGATGCTGATTGTCCAGAAATCATTTATGTAGTCGTAGGAAAAAGAATTGCTGCACATAAACGATATCAAGAACTTCACGCGATTGTGCAACAAATAGCCGAAAAAACTTTTGAAGGAACCGAAGACGAAAAGAAAGAGATCGTTACGCTTTGTGATGCTGCCTTTACAGAAAATAGTTTGTTGTGGAACGAATTAAACCACTACAAAGAAACAGGCGAACTATTAGGCAAACACAAATTATTCACAGAAGTAGTTGCCAAGCGTGAAGTTGACCTAATGACCAATGAAGAATTGGCAAAATACAGAACATCATCAGCGACATTTTTAAGCAAAAAAAGAGCCGCATTAAAAAAAGCCAAAAGCGATGCCGAAAAACAAAAACTCAATCAAGCGATTGATGACAGACAATACCGATTGAATTTAGTAAACACTAGATTAGGTATTGCTGATGGGAAATAGATTTTTCAATCCAGAAAAAAAACAGGAAACAAAGGAAGAAAAGTTGTCTGAGTTGTTTGTGTCGAAATACATTGTTTCACACTATCAAAAAGTTTCAAATCTCGAAAGTGATTTAATACGTGTTCCAACTCCAGAAGAATTTTTCTTCCTTCAATCCGATACAGCGTTTAATGCGTTTACGTTCATCCCGATGGTGGCAAAGCATTATCCAATAAAAGAATTGTATGCGTCAACCTATTCTATTTCACGCCGTGTTATTGATGCATTAATAGAATTGCATGATAAAGGAATGGTAGAGCAAGTTACGCTGATGATTTCGGACAGTATGATTAAACGAAATCCAGTGACGATAGACAACTTGATGGCGATGGTTTCGACTAGACCAAATTTTAAAGTGCAATATGCCTGGTCACACGCCAAAGTTTGTTTGTTAAAAACACACGACTTTCATTTCGTCGTCGAAGGTTCAGGAAACTGGTCAGAAAATGCGCATTACGAACAATATGTTTTTGCCAACAGCAAAGGATTGTATGATTTTAGAAAAGAACTATTTACGAATGCTAACCTAAAGAAATATTGAGATGAAAAAATCAACTTGGACAAAAAAAGAATTATATGATTTGCAAGAAATGACAACTACAGCAGCATAATTATGAAAAAAGCAATAGCAATTTTATTCATACTATTTTCCTTTCTACTAGGAATACTTTCCGATTATCACAAAGAACATCCGAAAGTAAATATTTTGGTTCTGGCGGCATTCTTAAACTTTCTGTTTGGGATTTTTTTATTAATAAAAGCAAAAAATGAAACTCCTTCCTGAAAAACTTGTTTTATCTGATGAAGAACTGCAATCCATTATGGATTTAGCAGCGTGCAATTTTTCGCCAGAGCTAGTTGCAAAAAAACTAGACATAGAACGTTCGGTTTTTATGCATTTCTGGACCAACAAAGAACACGATGTTCGACAAGCATACGAAGCAGGAAAACTAACCGCACAGTTCAATATAATGAACAAACAGCGCGAGCTTGCAGAAAGTGGCAATATTACTGCAGCACAAATTTTCCTAAAGGAAAGCAAGGAAATAGAAACAAACAATATTAGAAATCAATGCTTATTTGGTGATGACAATTAACGATATCGATTTACAAGACATCTACGAGTTCATGGAAAAAGGCAATGTGCAAAATGCGCCGCCCGAAATTGTGCAATATCTTGAACTATTAGACAAAGTTCGTGGCATGCTATTGCGAATTGATAAATTCTCAAACGACGAAGCCATTGTTAAAGATTTAATGTTGGTCAATCAATTGTCACGTTATAAAGCAAAACAAGTTATTGATCAGGCGCGAGAATATTTTTATAAGGACAATGTAGTTTCAAAAACTGCCTGGAGAAACATTTATTCTGATAAAGCAGACAAAATGCTCCACTTTGCCATGTTGTCTGTAAAAGATGCCAAAGAAGCTATTGCCATTATAAAATCAATTCGCGATATCATCGAAATAAGAGGATTGAACGAACCAGAACAAGAAGATTTACCAGACGAATTGTTTCAAAAACCAATGAAACTATATTCTTTAGATGCACGAGTTTCAGAATTTTCAACGCCTGCCGACAGAAACAAGCTCGCCAAGTTTATCGATTCGCTTCCAGAACTAACAGAACGCGAAAAAATTCGTATCAAAGAAGAAGCTTTGGTTCTACCATTAAAAATATTCCCAAATGAGCAGGAGAACGCACGTAAACTTTGATGATTTAAACGTTAATTCGATTTATGCCAATTGGCTAACGATTTTGATTGATTTAATGCAGCCAAAAGACTTATATCTTGTGGCAGGTCGTGCAACTGCAAAAACGACTGAAATCATGGGAAAACGTTCCCAGAACATTATTTACGACATGCCACGCAGTCAACAAGTGTTTGTTTCAGACACGTACACTAATGCGTTGAAAAATGTAGTTCCAACACTGCTTGAAGGTTGGAACCGCGAAGGATGGAAAGAAGGAATTCATTATGTGACAGATCAACGTCCGCCTAAACATTTCAAGCTGCCATATAAGCCTGTTGAAATTTATAAACACACAATATCTATTTTTAATGGTGTGTTTTTTAATCTTGGAAGTTTAGATCAACCATCAGGATTAGCAGGAAACTCTTATCAGCATATTTATGGTGATGAAGCCAGATTATTAAAATCAGATAGATTAAAAAAATTAACGCCTGCTATTCGTGGAGAATATGCTCATTTTGGTCATTCTGTTTTTTATCGTGGTCGAACATTTACTACCGATATGCCAAATATTCTTGATGGCGATGATGAATGGATTTTGCAGACTGAAAAAAACATGCAACTCGAACAAGTGAAAATGGCGCTGGAAGTTTCTATTGTATTAAACGATATAAAATGCGAGCTGTACAATGCCCAAAAAGATGGTGATAAAATAAAAGTGCAATCATTAAAGAAAAACTTAGTGCGCTGGACAGAACGCTGGATTAGAGTTCGAAAAGATTTAACATTTTTCTATGTTGTTTCTTCGTTTGTGAATGTTGACATTTTAACCGAAGGATTTTTTAAAGACAGTTTGAAGGCTTTAGGAATAGAAGAATTTAAAAGCGCCATTTGCTCGTTTAAAGTAAATTTAACTAAAGGCGAAAAATTTTATGGAAACCTGGGCGAACATCATTATTATGAAGATGGCGTCATAAATTCTTATTATGACCAGTTTGCCATCACAGATAAGATTGTAGAGAGTAGTTTGGCTTTGCGATATATTAATCACGAAGCGAAACTAGAAGCAGGCGTTGACTTTGGAGATATGTGTAGTATGATTATAGCGCAGCCAAAAGGCAACTACTTATATCTACTAAAAGAATTTTATACTTTGGCTCCAGAGAACGAAATTCAATTAGGACAAAAATTTAGAGAATTCTTTAAACATCACAAAGTTAAAATTTTAGAATTATACTATGACCGTTCGGGTAATCAAAATTCTAAAACCAAACGAGATTGGGCTACCGCTATAAAAAAAGCTATTGAAACAGATAACGGTGTTGCTACCGGATGGATTGTTAATTTAAAATCATTAAATCAAGGTACAATTTACCAAGAAGAAGAATTTAATTTTGCCAAAACCATGATGGCAGAAACGGCTCCAGGTTTAATTAAATTAAAAATAGATAAGTTTCAGTGTAAATGCACTAAATCATCGCTAGAACTCACAAAAATATTGGTAAAAACCGACAGAAACGGAAGTAGATCTATTCATAAAGACAAATCATCCGAAAAATTAGCGATGCATTTGCGCCCAATGTTTTCTACTAATTTTAGCGATGCGTTCAAATATCTAATCTACAGGCCAGCATTTGTGCAGTATGTAAACACACATTCACAAGTTTCAGGAAGTGATCCTGGTGTGTTTTAAAAAAAAACAAAACTTTAACATTTTTTACTTGCAAAGATGTAACATAAGCGTTACATTTGTATATAATTAATAAGAACCTCCGGAGCAGGAGAATAAAGTCGCGAAATGATTATGAATACAATAGCAAAAACACAGCAAAGAACTTCTTGGGACATATTAAGTATCATGCAAGGAGATGATTTTTCGTGGTTAAGACGTTTTACCACAGAAAAAGACAATTGGTTTAAACAAGTTCATGTTTTTGGAAATTCAGCAAAATTAATGTTGATGTCAACTAAAACAGACAAAAAAGGAATGTATATAACGGGAAGTCTTGATTTTGATTTAGATAATCTTCCTAATTTCATTAAAAGACATATTGATTTTTCAGAGGTTGAAAAGGCAAAAGGTACTTTGCAGTATCGCGCTTTCGGATTGTTTTTTAAAGATGGAAAATTAATTAATAAATAATGAAAGTGCTATGTTATTCGGTAAGGCTTGAAAGCCTTACCGATATTTCCGAAAAATGTTTAAAGGCCGTTGCCTTTGATGGTTCTGAAGCGCTGATTCCTTCTTCCCAATATTACGGACAGGATTATAATGTGACAAAAAGCGAAGCGCACTGGATAAGTGCTTGGATTCTTGAAAAGAAATCATTGCAGTATTCTACGAAGAAAGAAGCGTGGTTTAATAGCGAATCTCGCAAGATGGTTCCGCACTTTGTAATCACAAAGAAAACTCCAGAAAAAGTAAATTTCACCGAATCAAAACCAATTGAGGAATGGAAAAGATAGCTTTATTGCCACAGCAAAAAGAAGTGAAAGACAAATTTATCAAAGGTAAATTTGGCGCTTTGTTCATGGAAGCGGGAACGGCGAAAACACGGCCTACAATTGAACTTGTAAATTCTGTTCCTGGTGTAGATTTAGTGGTGTGGGTTGGTCCATTGCGAACGATTAAACCTAAAGACAATATTCCGTCCATTATTGATGAAATAAATAAATGGGGCGGGTTCAAATGCGAAAACATTATTTACATTGGCGTTGAAAGTATTGGAATGTCAGATCGAGAATATTTACAATTGTACAAGAAAATTTCAACAGCTTGGCGGTGTTTTTTGGTTGTGGACGAAAGTTTGAAAATTAAAAATCACGATGCAAAGCGAACGCAACGACTATTGACTTTGAGTAAAATGGTCGAATATAAGTTGATTTTAAACGGTACGCCAATTACTCGGAACTTGCTCGACTTATGGAGCCAGATGGAATTTCTTTCGCCAAAAATTCTCGGTATGCCGATAGCGGAATTTAAAAACACATTTTGCGAAGTTACAACCGTAACTAAAACCTTTGGACATAAAAGCTACACGAAAGAGTTTATTTCGGGTTATGAAAACATTGACTATCTGTATTCCTTAATTCGCCACTATGTTTTTGAGTGCGATTTGCAGTTGAACATAAAGCAGATCTATTCAGATATTGCTTATGAGATTTCAGAAGATGATAAAAAAGAATATGATTTCATCAAAGAAAAGTATTTGGACGATGAAAAACTTTTGGCAATGAACAACAATATTTTTCTAGCAATGACCACTAAAATGCAAATGGGTTATTGCGTGAGCGAAAGTAAATTTCAAGCTTTAGAAAAACATTTTGAAAGCTATCCAGAAGACAAGCATATCATTTTTGCGAGATTTATAATAAGTCAAGAAGAATTAAAGAAACGTTTCCCAAAAGCGACCGTTTTGAGTTATCAAAAAGAAAGTTTAGGATTGAACTTGCAGCATCTTCCTTATACAATTTATTGGGATAAAATATGGGATTACGGATTGAAACATCAAGGATCAAGACGAAGTTTTAGAACAGGACAGGAACAGGACGTCCATTATTTTGATATGACTGGAAATGTAGGATTAGAAAAGTTATTTGATTTGAATATTCAAAAGAAAGTCAGTCAAGCGGAGTATTTTAAAAGTATTAGTAAGAAGGAATTAAAGGAAATTTTATGAAAAAGTTTATAAGCCCAGTATATAATGTGATTGCAGTGGCATTGGATAAAATTGAAGCCAATGATTACAACCCGAATCACGTTGCTAAAAGAGAAATGGATTTATTGTATCAAAGCATCAAAAGTGATGGATATACAATGCCAATCGTTTGTTTTTACAATAAGGAAACAGATAAATACATTATTGTAGATGGCTTTCACAGATACACAATAATGGTTCGTTATAAGAATATTTTTGAACGTGAAAACGGAATGTTGCCTGTTTCAGTAATTGAAAAAGATATTAGCGACCGTATGGCGTCGACTATTCGGCATAATCGAGCCAGGGGAAAACACGAAGTAGAACTTCAAGCCTCTTTAGTTGGAATGTTAAAATCGGGCTGGGATGAAATAAAAATAATGAAAGAGTTAGGAATGACTTTGGAAGAAGTGCAGCGATTAATTGGATTAAAAGGAATTGCAAGTGAAATTATGGGCGTTCCTTATTCTATTGAACGACAAATTGTAGAAGTAGAGGAAGATATTAAACCTGAAATATAAGACAATGGCTAGAACGGTAATAAGAGGAACGCTTGATGTTTTATCAGCCGTAAACAAAAGAATATCATTTTTATTTGATAATTATGATAATATTCAACTTGCTTTTTCAGGCGGAAAAGACAGTACAGTATTGTTTTATTTAGTAAATGAAGAAGCGAAGAAAAGGAATAGAAAATTTATTTTATACTTTCAAGATCAAGAAGCGGAATACCAAGGGACAATTGATTTTGTGGAATGGGCGATGCTACAACCAAATGTTATTCCGCAATGGTATCAAGTCCCTATATTTATGACTAATGCCGCAAGTCACGAACAACTGTTTCTTTGGGCTTGGGGAGAAGGAGAAGAATGGGTAAGAGAAAAAAATGATTTAGCTATTCAAAAGTTAGATTACAAATATCCAAAGCGATTTTACAAGTTTAATCTTTGGGTGGCTCAGCAGAACAGGAAAAACTTTGAAGGAAGTTTTGTTTCTATAATTGGACTTCGAGCTGAGGAAAGTCCTGATAGGAGATTTGTAATGTTTGGCGAAGATTCTGAACTTTTTTGGTTACGTAGAAAAACAGAACCACACAAAGCTTACCCAATTATTGATTGGAGGTATACGGATGTTTGGAAATATCTAATTGAAAACAACTTAAAGTACAATAAGGTTTATGATAAAATGTACATGCTAGGCGGGAATTTAAAAATGTTTCGAGTTTCAAATTTAGTACACGAAAAAGCATTTCGTTGTCTTACTGATTTGCAGGAGTTAGAGCCTGAAACATACGACAAATTAGAAAAAAGATTGAAAGGCGTTCATACAGCTGCAATGTATGGAAAAGAAAACCTAATTTATTCTATAAAAAAACTTCCTGAAAATTTTAAAACCTGGAAAGAGTATAAAGATTTTTTGTTAAAATCAATCCATCCAGATTTAAAAAAAATATTTGAATATCAATGGAGTAGATTTGGAGAAACTGACGATGTAGCAGCCAATAAATATATGGTAAAGCGCATTTTACTATGTGACTGGGAAGGTAATATTACCTGGAGCAGAGATTTTGAATTTAATTATACGAAAGGACAGATTTTATTTAAAAACAAATTGAAGAGAGAGGACGAAATTATTAAAAAGTGGACACAATTATTATGAAAGATATAAACATCGTAGAATCAATGCTAATAGAAAGAAAGCGTGAAAAAGTGGCGGAAGCAATCCAAACGGCACGTGTGCAAAAAGGAATGACACAGGAACAACTTGCTGATGCCGTAGGGTTTTCAAGAAATACAATACTTAGAATAGAAGGTTGTCAATTTTCACCTAATGCGGACCAGTTGTATGCTATATTAGAAGTTTTAGAATTAACCTTAAAAATTAATGATGAAGAAATTTGAAGAACATAAGCATTATTGGTGGGGCGAGAATCATCAGCACTATGACGGAGAAGAAACAATAATTAAAATGAGTTTTCCTCGTGTGTTTATACGATATAAAGTTGGCGAAGCTTATTTTTCTTCTTATGATGAGTTTTACGATTCAATTGCAGAAGTGCAGTGGTTTGATGGCGATGATGTTTCAGATAAAATAAAAGAAAAAATTTTAATTGAAGCGTGGAACTTTTTAGCAATTGAAGAAAGATTACTGGAACAAGATGTAGAAGATATTGACGATGAAGATTTTTTTTAAAATAAAAATAAAAAAAACACCCTACTCGCCGCCGTGCGGCGAAATTTTTTTTAATTCAAAACGCCACTTATAAAGTGGCGTTTATATTTTTTAGTATTTCAAAACTCAAAGCGTTTTTAAGTTGTTTGTATAAATCTTTCCTTTGCTCTAGCTCTTCCAGTGCTGCATCAATTTTAGAAATGGCGTTAATTTTTTGGTTTACTGCATCTTCTAAAATCGGTTTTAATAAATAAGGTGAAATAATTTTTTTGTATTCGTGTAAACTTAAAAAAGGAATGACGGAACCACGCAAATAATTGTTTAAAATCTTGGAATTGAAAACAACAAAACAAATTTCAAAAGCTTTGTTATTGTTGATCTCTATTTCCCAACTGTTGGGAATTGGTTTTTTTAGTGGTCTTCCTGCGTTTAGTCCGTGAGATTGAATATAAAAAACAGTTTCACCCGACTTTTTACAATCGGGGTTAAACCTTTTTATAATCATAGTTTTTGAATTATCAGTAAATTATCAGAAACGGAAACGGTCACGTTGTCGCCAATTTCAAAACCTGCTCTTTGCATCCAATCGCCCGAAATAGTTAATTTCGGTTTGAATGTGGCTTTCTTCCATAATGCTTTGTGATATGATGAAGAAATTTTTAGTTTTCGTATTTTAGCAGTTGCAATCATAATCGTATAAATCAGAGTTACAGTCTGTATTTTGTATAAATAGTTCCGCAATGGCTAAGGCTTTGTTAAAAGCGTTTTTTGCTTCGGTTCTATAATGGGCGTAATCATCCCAGTTAAACAAAAAAGAAAAACCTTTTTCGTTTAAAATTTGTCTTACTTGTGCGCTTAATGGCGTAGAATTTGTACTTTTGGCGTGAAATGTTGTTTGCGTCATGGCTTATAATATTTGTTGATTAAAAAAAGCCCTATTCTCGACAAATAGGGCTTTGTCTTTTAGTTTAGATGTCAAAGGTTAAAACTTCGTTTTCCGCTTCATTCAGCAGTATAGAAAGTTCTTTTTTTCCTGCTTCAATCAGTTTTTCAATAACGTTTGAATTGTTTACTACGAATTCAAAACCTTGCGCATTTTTAAAAACAACTTTTGCGCTTAGCTTGTCGTTTCCTGCTTCAAAAGTTCTTAGTTCGTTATCCTTTGACTTTAAAACTCCGTAACGATTTGAAAGTGCTTCAAATTGTTTCATTCTCTCAATTCTACTTTCTGCGCTTTTGTGCGGTTCTGGTCTGAATTTGTCAAGCAAAGCAATTACTTCTTTTTTTGCTTCGGCTTCTTCGGTCGAATTTTTTTCAACTACTGCAGGCGTTTCTTTTTTTGCTCCTGGTAAACTTTTTACCTCATGCCCATTTTTGGGAGCGTTTTTTACTGTACTCATAATGTTATATTTTATTGATTTTCAATACTTAAAGATAATAAATTCCGTATAAATACGGAAATAAAAAGACATAAAAACACATTTACAGCACTTTAATCAAACATTTATAATAATTCTAAATAAGAGAAAGTAATAAAAAAGCAAATAGAAAACAGGTGTTTAAATAAAAAGCAAAAAACATAAAAACATATAAATAAGTAATTTAACCCTGATATACAAAGGGTTAAATTAACTTATTTAACGCAAAACACCGACCCGCTCAGTTTCGTATTGCTCATTACCAAAGCGCTCGATTGTGAGATATATGACGTTCCGCACCGTGAAGAGCGGAACGCTCCACCACTTAAGCAGTCCGTAGGACACCATGTATAGCTTTTTGTCTCATGTTACTATTATAGTAATGTGTTGTGTGTAATATTGTACCATAAGGTAATTACCAATGAACATCACTCCGTATCAAGCTATAAGACGAATGAAAGAACTAACTGAGTTAGGCATTACCTTTTCGTTTAGTTATATATCACTTGATACCACTAGAAACACATCAGCTGGATTAAAGATAGTTAGTAAAGCATTGCTTAGAAAATCATTAAGAAACGATCAAAGTAATCAATCACATTTGTTGCTATCCTATACAGATATAGACAACGGTAGTATATCTAGACAATGTAGAATAGCATTGTTACAATCATTTAACGAATACAATATTAAACCATGAATATAGAATATGTTGGCAGAGATGCGATAGTACAGACACCAGAAGTAGCGTTCACATATCAAATAGCTGAGAACCCTAGAGACTTCGATAAGTTTAGAGGTGGTTCTCAATCATTGGAATGGAATAACATCGACAATTATTATGGTGATTACTTAGTATATCCTTTTGGCATTAACAATGATTTACCTAGCTATATTAAAGAAGTAGTGCAGAACAATTATATTGCTCCTGGTTTACTTAATCGTAAAGTAGAATTACTCTGGGGTTCTGGTCCTAAGTTATATAAAGAAGAATATAAGGAAGGTAGAGTAGTACGTACATGGACAGAAGATAAAGCTATTCAGAAATGGCTTGATGGCTGGGATTATGAGAAGTATTTACTACAATCATCAACAGACTACCAGCATGTGCAAGGCACGTTTACTAGATTTGAGTTAAACAAAGGTTCTAGAATAGGCAAGGGCTTAATCAATCAGTTACACATTGAGACTACAGACAAAGCAAGATTAGCGGTTCTTAGAGCATTTAAAGAGAAAACACCAACGCACGTTATTGTCACTGATTGGGCGCTTAAACATGTGCAATCATTAGAAGCTAAAACCTATCCATTGTTTGATTTCCGCGATCCTTTTGCTAACGAGAACTCAATCCTTTATTCAAATAAATATACATTCTGTACTGACTATTATACTGTTCCAGAAATATATGGTTCATTAGAATGGTTAAACAGGTCAACAGCCGTTCCTCTAATTTTTAAGGCGTTATCTAAAAACTCTATCAATTTAAAATACCACATAATTTCTCCTCAATCATATTGGGATAAGAAAGAAAACCAGATGAAAGAAAACTGTGTTTTCAAAGGCATCGAATACAAGCAATCCATGCTTGAAGAATATAAAACTGATTTCCTTAAAAAGATTGCAAAAGTGTTATCAGGCGAGGGCAATGTTGGTAAATATCTACATACTTCAAAAGAGTTTACCGTTGATGGAACTAACCTTATAGAACATGGTTGGGAAATAAAAGTTATTGATCAAAACATTAAAGATTTCGTAGACGCACAAATAGCTATTTCACAACGTGCTGACCGTGCTGTTTCGTCGGGTATATCGTTACATTCAGCACTTGGCAACATGTCAGAAACTGGCAAAGTAGATAGTGGTTCTGAACAGTTGTATGCCTTAATCAGTTATCTAAACACCGGTATTGATATTCAAGAAATGATTATTTGCAAAGCAATCAATTATGCAATTAAAGCCAACTTCCCTGACACTGATATCAAAATCGGCTTTTATCATAACGTTCCAGAAAAACAGCAAGAAACATCGCCAAAAGATAGATCTATTAATAACTCAACTGTAGCACCAAAATAATGAAATTACTATTTGAAATAACAGATGCCGATTCATCTTCAGATGATATCAAAAGTATATTAGGATTTCTTGATGCTGATTACAATTTCAAGAACATCAAGCCTGATCTAATAACAGCAACCAATGAAGTTGTCAATATCATTAGTAAAGAAGTTTACGATTATATTGCCGATTTATATCCAGTTGCAGAAGATCAAGACAGCTTTGATTATCAACTGCAAGAAGCAATTCGCAACCCAATAGCCATCAATGCTTATAGAATGTATGCACCAAGCAACGATTTGTCACACACTAACGATGGACGGAAAATGCGCAATGAAGAGCATGAGAAAAACGCCTTCCAATGGATGATTGATTCTGACAATGCAGCGCACGAAAAACGCTATTATCGTGCCTTAGACGATTTAATTCAATTGCTAGATGCTTCAAAAATTGAAACAGAAACAGCCGAAACAATATACGCCATTTGGACTACTTCAGATGAATACAAGGCATCACATTCATTATTTATCAAAAACACCAGAGAATTCGACAGATATGTAGTAATCGAAAGCCGTTATCTATATTCTAAACTTTGTCCTGGTATCGAAGAGTGCGAACTAGAACAAATCATTCCAATTATCGGGCAAACTAAGTACGATGAAATTAAAACGACACTATTAGAAACCACACCAATAGAAGACGGAACCATCGTGCAGTTGTTAAACCAAATCCGCAAAGCTTGCGCCAACTATGCAATGGCGTGGGCTATTCCTCGTTTTTCTATCAATCTATTGCCAGATAGTGTTGTGCAACAATTCACATCCGACAGGAACACTACAAAAGCTTCTGCAACTGCTTTAAAACAAGAACCTGAATTTGCAATGCAAGCCTATAATAATGCCTTCAAAAAAGCCATTATCAACATTCAAAATCTCGTTAAAGAAAAACCAGAAGATGTATCAACCATACCAATTTTACCTAACATTATCGATGCCGAAAACGGCTTTTCTATATAAAATCTAATCCAATTTATTATGCGCAAATTATTTTTATCCATTTTTTACTTCTTTTGGAATTTCAGAAAATCAGTCAAGTACAAAGGTTTTGAAACCAAACTTGAATCGGCGTTGATTAACAAACAAGCGCATCAGGTTCATTTAATGAGAACCATCAAAAAAGAAATCGACAACCTATGGCCAAAAACACACTCTAAATTTATTCCGCTATCATTGCCACAGCGTCGTGAAATAAAAGCTAAAATCGAAGATCAATTTAGAAGCCAAATGTTGCTTTATAAAGTTAAAATCAACGATAACTTACAGTTCGTATAACATGCACACCATCCAAATACCAGAAGCAAACATCACACGCTACATTCCGAGCGAATTAGCCGAATGCACACGTCAAGAATACCTTGATATGTGTGATTTATTGTTTAGATGGATAATAACCGACATCACTTACGAAGAACTTCGTGTTCATGCTGTTTACAAACTAATGAACATGAAGCCAAAGAACGAATTCTTACTTCGAGAGCAAGAAGATAATAAGTTTGGTAATATTCACTTACTTTCTGAATTAATCGATGATTTTTTCGAAATCAACCAAGAGAACCAAAAAACGATTAAGCAAAACTACATTCACAATCCTATTCCGTTTTTTCGTCCAAGACTAAAAACCTACTACGGACCAACAGATCAATTTGCAAACATCAAGTTTGGCGAATACTGCGATGCCTTGCGTTTGTTCCATCAGTTTAACGCTACTGGCGATGTGCAATTGCTTTTCGAGATAGCAGCTATTCTTTATCGTCCAAAAAAAGCATTTCATTTCTTCAAAAAACGACAAAACAATTACGATGGTGATGTCAGAATAAAATACAACGCAGCAACTGTAGAAGAACGTGCAAAAGCATTCCGATACATGCCTATGGGATTCATCTACGGATTTTATTTGTTTTTTGCGTCCTTCCAAAAAACAATTTCTACCGCCGAAATTGATTGGGCTGGAAAAAAGATTGATTTATCTATATTATTTCAGTCAGATAGATCAGATGATGATGTAGATGTTGGCCACGATGATATTGGCATGGATGCTATTATGTTTTCAATGGCCGAAAGTGGCGTTTTTGGAACACAAACCGAACTACAAAACACTAGCGTTATGATGGTGTTAATTAGAATGTATGACGTAAGACTTAAAGATTTAAAAATTAAAAAACAACAAGAAGATGCTGAACGTAGCCAAACTTAAAGAGTTTCTCATCGAAACTAAATTAGCCATTACCGCAATCAACACTACAAGAATAGTAGTAGATGATTCGCAGTTAATCAAGTTTCTAAAAGAGTTGAAAGATGCTGATAATTTTATTCTAATTGCGGTCATGCCATCGTTCGACATCACCGGAACCGAGAACCAAACCAAATGGAACAACCGCTTAATGTTTATGATTCTAGCTAAAAATGCCAAGCGTGATTTAACCCACGACGAATATGTTGACCTCATGGGAGCAAGCCAACAAGCCGCGCGTGATTTTGTTAATTATATGCTAGAGCGAAAAATAGGCGAAGACAACTCTTTTTGTGGTTTAATGAACGAGCTCGACGAAGGAAGTATATCAATCAATCCTGTTTGGGAAAAAGCACAATGCGACGGCTGGATGATTGAAATAGATTTGCTTACTAGGATGTAAAACCGTATATTTACGGAAAAAACCATGACGACCAAACAAATTGAAGCAATGTTTCTAAAAGCAATAAATGAAACTGCTGTTTATAATAGAACCCAAACCATAACAGAAAACCAAGTCTACAACTGGCGCAAAGGTCGAAAAAAACCATCATTAGGCGACATGCTGTCATTGTTATACCAACTAAATTTAATCGAAATCAATGAACCTATTAGCCAACCGAAACAATAACGATGATGCTATTCTCAAAGGTCGTTTCATTAAACAAAAGCTAAACGAAACCGCAAAAGCTATTGAAGAATTGCAAAACAAAAAGATGATTGGCTTCAATTCTTCTTTTTGGCGCGACAGGTCATTTGCAGTAACCGATAACGAAATGGAATTCGAACACCTAAAAGTGCATCGATTTATAGACATGCGCACCAGGAAACAAAAAGATGGCTCTAGCAAAAAGAAGAAATCTTATGCTATTCACAACCGCATTGTGATGGGTCAATATTCGCAGTTAACCAAAGAGTTAGCTTTTGGGTTTACGCAAGAAATAAAAAATCAACTGCGAGGCATACAATAAAGTAAATGTTTTTCCGTTATAAATGACTAAACTTTTTACTATGAGCCAAGATGAAAAACAAACAAAAAAACGATTAAAAAAATGCATCAAGCAATTACAATTTTATTTTGATGCCATGCTATCCACGAACCTCATGGACGACATCGAAGACCGAAGAAACTTCATTTCGATCATGCAAGAATTAAAACAACTAAAAAAAGAGACGATATAATCGTCTTTTTTTTTATGTTTGTACTCAACCAATTAAATAATCAACCATGAAAAAATTATTATTACTGCTACTTTTCGTTCCTATTGTTGCTTTTTCGCAAAAAATTAAAATTTATCCTTTAGATAAAGTAGAAGTTGCAGCTGAAAAAAATGTATTAGATTATGAAAAATGGCTTACAGTACAAGATTGGTACGTTATGAGATTTCAATTAAATCCTGTTGGCGTAAAGCATTTATTTGAAAAATTTAATGAGATTGCAAAATTGAATAATATAGATGTAGAAAAGCCTTATTTAGATAAATCTTTTTTACCTTCATATGCACAGGATTTATATAATTACGGAAATGTAAATACAGCTATACAAAGTCAGGATGGGGAAATAGATAAAACTTGGTTTGTAGGTAAAAGTTATGTAAAGATTAAATTAACCAAAGATGACTATCAGATTACTTTTCATAACAAGGAATAAAAAAAAGTCGCTATTACTAGCGACTTTTCCCTTCTAACCATTAAAATAAATCTTGAAAAAAAATTACATACCAAAAATACATAAAAATTTAACTTAAAAGTTAAATTTGTTCAATAAAGTTTTACTTATCAGTAAAACTTTATGTATTTACATCATTTTTGTTTGGTCAATACAAATTACATTTGTACGTTTGCCTCGACAAAATATTTAAAGGGCTTCAAAAAACACTTTTTTAAAGTAAACATAAGCGAACCCTCGTTACGATGCTGTAGTTTAAACCGAAAGGCTACTAAATCTATCCTTTGGATATTTTGTCACATCTAATACGAGGGTTTCGTGTATCTAATATTTTCGATTATGACAAAAGAAAATTCAAACACAGAATTAGCAACTAATTTGCTAACAACAATCTTAGGCATGGATGCCCAAAGATTTCAAGAAATGAAAGTCTTCTTTTCAGAAGCTTTCCTGAACCACACCAGCGACGACATTATGGAAGAAACAGAGTACCGCATTCAGTGGGTTACTTATGTTGACTGCCTACACCAATTGTCGCTTGTGTTTAAAAACGTTAGCGACGACCAAATTCGCAGCCTGCTCGCTACCTTCGACCAAGCAAGAAAGGAGTTGTCTCATGTCTAGTTTATTAAACACACAAGTATTCTTTGTCAACAAAAGCCAATTAGAACTCAACACTCAAACGCTTCGCCAGGCAATTGAAACTATTTTCGAAATTCAAGACAAAATCGAAAGTCAGGCATTTAAGCTGGTGTTTCCCAAAACACTCAAAACACTCTATTTTGATGCGCCGTTGTTCAAGCAGTTTCTAAACAACAATATTTCGCAATCAGAATTAGTAACCAGAACCCAGTGCGACGGTTTGTTTAGAAACACCACCAAGCTTGTGCTCTCTGACCAATCAATTATTGACGAAGGTGCACTCTGGATGAAGCAAGGCAATAATTTAGTGTTAGCAGATGACGATGAAGAGTTCATTTCGTCAGCACTAGACTATAAAGCATTTCTTGAAGTTTAACTAATAAGTGAAGAAAAATAATAAAAGTTTAACCTTTTAGTAAAACTTTTATATATTTGCACTGCAGACGCTTCACCTTTTTTAAGACATTGATTAGCAATAATCAACCAAGAAACCCCAGCAAGTGAGTGAAGCCACGAGTTGGGGTTTTCTTTTATACTATAAATTATGAGTAAAGAACAAAACCCGCAACCTTGCCAAACCAACTTTACCGGTAGCGGCATTCGGATAGTAATTTTAATACAGGCAATAACATTCCTTTTCCTTAGTATTAGATGGGCTGTTAAAGATGATTTTAACAAATGGTTTTCAAGTTATGCATTAGGAATATTATTGTTGTCTGCTTGGGGCATTATGAAGCATCTTTCACGGCGTTAACGTCTTGTGGCTTGCAGAAGTGGCAAAAAAGCAAGCCAAATTTTTAGATTTTGCCAAAACATTACAAGTACAAAAATAACTTTAAATTAATAACCAAGCCTTGCCATTTTTGCAAACCATTGTTAAATGCAGGTTTTTATACTAAATTTTATGAAAGCAATAGAAGTAAGAAAGTTTTTAACTGATTTGAATGATTTAGATTTTAGATACTTAAACATTCAATTATCAATGGCTCGTGATGCACGAAATTTGATTAAAGAATTTAATTTATCAAAAGAAAAGTTTTGTGAATTACTTGAAATTAGTCCAAGAGAATTTCAAAAATATATCAACGGTGGTTTTAATTATAACATTAAAAAAATGGCAATTATGCAATGCGTTTGGTATAATTTAGAAATGGAAAAAACTAAACTTGAAATTGAAAATAAAACGACTGGTTTAGCAAAGTAGTTCCGAAACTTGCATTTAACGCTTGGGCTATGAATTGAAGCCCTAAGCACAAAGTTCAATTCACAACAATAACCTTGACAGGGCTTTTATTTATAGCCTTTGTTAGCAAATCGTTTTATTATGACAGAAGATTTTAAAAAGGCAGTAGAAATAGCCGACAAATTAGAGAGTGGTATTACAGAATTACATCCAAGTTTATCTTATATATCAATTGCCAAATTAGCTGAATTCACGGCTATGGCAATAAGACAAGAAATACCAATGTACACAGGGAATATTAATCCAAAATGGAAAATATATGATGACGTTGTAGCAATTACTAAAGGTCGCCAAAATGGACGAACCTAAATGTTTGCTAACGG